GGCGAAATTGGAATGAAGATGACCGACTCAAAGAAAAGCGACAGCACTTTGTTCATTATGGTTACATCCCCGGATTTGGGTTCTACTACTTTGGTCTCATCCACCTTATCGGTGGACACTCTAAGGCAGCTACATCTCTTCTTAGGCAGCTTATCGACGCAGGAACCCTCAGCAACCTTCCGGGCGGTCTCAAGTCACGCGGGCTTAGAATTAAGGGAGACGATACGCCTATTGCTCCGGGAGAATTCCGAGACGTAGATATCCCAAGCGGCGCGATCCGCGACAACATCCTGCCGCTGCCGTACAAGGAGCCGAGCCAGACTCTTGCTCAGTTGATGGATCGAGTGGTCGAGGAAGGTCGCAGATTTGCTGCGGTGTCGGATCTGAAGATCAGCGACATGTCCTCGCAGGCTCCGGTGGGTACGACACTCGCCGTGTTGGAGCGCGTGCTGAAGGTAATGACGGCTGTTCAGGCCCGTGTGTACTACGCGATGAAGCAGGAGTTCAAACTCCTTGCGGGAATCATCCGAGACAATACGCCAGAGGAGTACAGCTACGAGCCGGAAGTTGGTAGTCGTCGCGCAAAGAAAGCTGACTATGATGATGTGGATGTCATCCCAGTCTCGGACCCCAACGCATCCACCATGTCGCAGAAGGTGGTGCAGTATCAGGCTGTACTCCAGCTATCTCAAACGGCTCCGCAACTCTACGATCTCCCATACCTCCATCGTCAGATGATTGAGACTTTGGGCGTGAAGAATGCGGATCGGATTGTGCCGTTGGCCGCCGATGCTAAGCCGCGAGATCCGATCACTGAGAACATGGATGTCATGACGGGTAAGCCGGTCAAAGCCTTCATGTATCAGGACCACGAAGCACATATCGCTGCTCATACGGCGTTGGGGCAAGACCCGAAGATCGCCCAGCAGATCGGGCAGAACCCGATGGGGCAGCAAATTACGGCTGCACTTCAGGCTCACATCATGGAGCATATGGCGTTCCAGTACCGCCGTGAAATCGAGAAGCAGTTGGGTGCTGCACTGCCCCCGCTTCCGCAAGACGACCGAGAAGAATACGACCTGCCGCCTGAGTTCGAGGCGCAGTTGTCGCAACTGGCAGCAGCCGCTGCCGCACGAGTCCTCCAGAAGGATCAGGCCGAAGTGCAAGCGCAGCAGAACGCACAGCAGCAACAAGACCCGCTGGTGCAGATGCAGATGATGGACTTGCAGATCAAGCAACTTCAGGCGCAGACCAAAGCGCAGCAGATGCAGATCGAAGCGCAGATTCAACAGGCCGAGATTCAACGCAAGCAGCAGAAAGATGTCATGGACGCTGCTGCCAAGGCCGACGAGTTGGAGCTTCGCAAGGCAGAGATTTCTGGTCGTCAGCAGCTTGAGGCGGCGCGTCTCGGCGTGGACATCCAGAAGGATAAGGCTGCGTTGTCTGCCAAACAGCAAATGGAAGGAGTACGCCTCGGTCTTGAGATCGGCAAGGCGCGTGATGACTCCGACCTACGGCGTGGGCAGATGCAAAAAGTTGAGAGGTCTGAAACAAAGGAGGAGTAAGTGAGTTATTCAAACGCTCTTGAGTACCTTGATTCAAAACTCAAGGACGAGCGCACATTGATTGTTGAAACCCTGATTCAAGGCAAGTTGGATGAGGGCGAATACAAAAGGCTTTGCGGGGCATTACAGGGTCTTGACCTCGCAAGGAACCACATCAAAGACCTTGCAAAACGCTTGGAGCGCGACGATGAGTAATATTGACGTTGAGAAGACGCAGGAAGAGGCTAATAAAGCTTCACAACTGCCTGCCCCGAAGGGGTATCGAATCCTCTGTGCGGTTCCGCACGTCGAAGAGGAATATGAAGGCGGCATCATTAAGGCTGAGGACACCAAACGTACCGAAGAGATGACCACGGTTGTCTTGTTCGTTATCAAACTGGGTGACCTTTGTTACAGCGATAAGGACCGCTTTCCGACCGGAGCTTGGTGTAAGGAGGGTGACTTTGTGTTGACCCGCCCCTATGCCGGTACCCGATTGGTTATCCACGGACGTGAGTTCCGCATCATTAACGACGATACGGTTGAAGCGGTGGTCGATGATCCCCGTGGTATTCGTCGCGTTTAAGGAGTAAATCATGCAAGAAGAATTTAAGTTTCCCGACGAGGTTGAGGCTGAAAGTAAGGCCGAACCTGTAGTTGAAGAGTCCTTTGATATTCAGATCGAGGACGATACCCCGGCTGAAGACCGAGGCCGTAAGCCCCTGCCCAAGGAAGTAGTTAACGAACTCGATAGCGACGACCTTGAGGAGTATTCCGAGAAGGTTAAGAAGCGCCTTGGGCAGATGAAAAAGGTCTGGCACGACGAGCGGCGAGCCAAAGAGTCAGCACTTCGGGAGCGTGAGGAGGCTCTCAAGTTTGCTCAAGTACGTGAGCAAGAGATCAAACAGCTTAAACAGCGACTTGGTAATGGCGAGAAAGCGTACATTCAGGAAGTCACTAAAGCCGCTAGTAACGAGTTGATCGTTGCTAAAGAGCGCCTGAAGCAGGCTTATGAGTCCGGTGATGCTGAAAAAATCACTGACGCTCAGGAGGTTCTGACTGAAGCTAAGTTCCGAGTTAAGCAGTACGAAAACTTCCGACCCTCTTTACAAGAAGAGGATTTGGGTGTACAACAAAGTCAACAGTACCAAGTGCCCCCGGCACCTCAACCCGCTGCGGACCCAAAAGCCGAAGCGTGGAAGGACAAAAATCCGTGGTTTGGCACCGACGAGGAGATGACCGCCCTCGCCCTTGGGCTGCACGAAAAATTGGTCCGGTCTGGAGTCGATCCACGTAGTGACGATTATTACGACCGAGTTAACGCGACTATGAAGAAGCGATTCCCCGACTACTTCGAGGTAGAAGAGGAAAAGCCAACTCAAACGAAGCAGGGTGAGAAACCTGTTCGCACAAAGCCAGCCAATGTGGTGGCTCCAGTTACGCGGGGAACCGCGCCGCGTCAGGTCCGCCTGACACCGACTCAAATTGCCTTAGCCAAAAAACTTGGCATTAGCAATCAAGAGTACGCAAAAGCAATGATCGAAATGGAGAACGGCAATGGCTGAAAATAGACTTACACGCGAACTCGAAAGTCGAGAATCGACGCAACGAAAAATGGCGTGGACACCGCCTCAAACACTCCCTGAACCGGAGCCGCAAGAGGGTTGGGTGTTCCGTTGGATTCGGACTTCGATCATGGGTCAGGCTGACCCGTCGAATACATCCGCAAAGTTTCGGGAAGGTTGGGAGCCGGTTAAGGCTTCTGAACAACCCAAATTGATGATGCAAGCTGATCCTAATGGACGTTTCAAAGACAACATTGAGATCGGTGGTTTGTTGCTTTGCAAGGCTCCGGCTGAGCTAATGAAACAGCGTGATGGGTACTACACCCAGCAAGCGAAGGCTCAGATCCAGTCTGTAGACAACAACTTTATGAGGCTGAACGACGAGCGTATGCCCCTCTTTAATGAGAGGAAAACGACGGTCTCGTTTGGCAAAGGCAAATAAATTCACTTTTAGGAGTATCAAATGGCTTATCCCACTGTTGATGCACCTTACGGTTTGAAGCCGGTCAATCTGATCGGTGGACTTCCGTTTGCGGGTGCTACGCGACAGATTCCGATTGGGAACAACTACGGCACCGCCATCTATAACGGCGATGTGGTTCAGTTGAACTCGTCGGGAAATGTCATCATCACGACCCTTCAGAACGATATTTCCCCGATTGCGGGCGTTATCGGCGTGTTCCTCGGCTGTTCGTACACGAACCCGACCACGAAGCAGAAGCTCTTCTCGCAGTATTATCCGGGAAGCGTTGCGGCTGACGACATCACGGCGTTTGTTTCGGATGACCCGAATGCGCTGTACAAGGTTGTTAACGTGACGAGCAACGTTGCGAACAGCACTTCTGGCGGTCTTCTCCCGGCTTATGTTTCCCGCGCCAACTCGTTTGGCACGAACGCGGAACTCGTTCTCAACACGGGTTCTTCGATCACGGGTGACAGCAAGATGGGTGTGTACATCAACAACGTAGCGACTTCGTTGCCGTTCCGTGTGGTTGATGTGGTGGTGGACACTGCGAATAGCAGCGGCAACATTGTCGAGTTCATCGTCAAGTTCAACGCTGGTTACCACGCGTATAACAACGCGTCGGGCACCTAATAGGAGTCTTAAGAAATGGCTATTTCACGCGCACAATTACTTAAGGAACTCCTGCCGGGCTTGAATGCCCTGTTCGGCCTTGAGTACAAGCAGTATGGTGAT